AGGTTTGGGACCCAATAGGAGAACCTCCTTCAGCGGCCCGCAGCTCTGCGGCGGTCTTCCACCACAGTTCCGTATCGGTCATCCGCGTTCCAGCTCTCGCTACAGCCTGTAGCCGAGTCCACCGTTTGATCCAAGATCCAATTCGCACTCTCGTTTCGGGAGTTTCCTCTCGAACAAAGGGATTGTAATGGAACTTGACATCTACAACAGACTTGGCTTCTAGCCATGTTTGAAAGATGGACGAGAACCCTTCCTCTGACTCAGTGGACTGGTCCAGAAACTCTTGGACATGAGAAATAACGTCGACTAATGCCTCTCTTCGAAGCACAATCGCACGCCAATCCCATGCCAAAAGACGACTGAACCATTTCCATCGTTCCAGGAAAAGGGTCCCTCTAGACGGGTCTGCCTCGAGCGCCTTTTCGGCGTCCGCTACCTCTATATGGAGGACTGACGTAGGCTCCGCGATTTGCGGAATCTCCATCAATTCATCCACGTAAGAGGGAAGCGGTAGAGATGTTGGAGAGGTTACTCTCCGAAGCTCTAGAAGTAGGTGCTCCCAGGACTGAGGCGGCTCCGAAGTCATTACTGACCGAAGAGTCACCCAAGCTCCGAAAGACCTTGCTTCCCACTTAGAGGCACCTGGCATAGTCAGGAAGCCGAGCAGACCAACCAACCGATGTGAGAGAACCTCAAATCGATTAGTCAGACCCCCCAGGTTCCGGTAACCAAATCCTAGGAACCCCGCTACATCGGCAAGCCGCATAGCAGGATTCTTTCGAATGAGTTCACCGAGAGTCCGAAGGTCTCGACTCGCAACCTCAGCCTCCAGAAGGGAGACTGGGCTAACATCTTTACCTCTCCACACAAATCGTTTTGCGAATTCGAAACTTGCGTTCCGAGATCGTAACGACTTATGTAGAGCGATTCCGATGCCTAACTCTTGGCAAAGGATCAAGTATTGATCAGCGACCTTTCGATCGGCAATCACTAGATCGTCACCAAGTACCGCATAGCCGGAAAACCAACTTAGGTGGCCAGCGCGATTTGCTGCCAATTGCACCAACCAATGGTGCGTAATGGCCAACATTGCCCAACTAGAGAGAGCCCCCATCGGTTGCCCTACCGCGTACCGTACCTTTTTAGGAAGGGACGTGGCAGGAGTTCTTCCAGGGACTTCCTTAGGAAGGAAATAGTCTCTGTCGACTAATAGCCTAGCCCATGCATCAGCTTGAGGCCATCCAAGGACGGATCCAAGGACGACCACTTGAAGGTGCACAGGAATTCTATCAGTCGCAGCCGTCAGATCAAACGAATCTACTCGGTTAATCTTGTGCTCAGAGACATAGCGGACCAGATACGTAATCGCTCCTCCTTGATCGAAAGTTCCGTCTCCCGGCAATTGCCGGAGGATCGTGAACAGCCAATCGTGGAGAGGCGAGAGCGCCATCTGGGTCCACCAGTCGACCATTGCGAACGTTCGAATCTTCCCAGCGGCTTCTTCTTTGAAACCAAGCTTTCCGAGGCTTCCGCCCCGGTTACCTTCAGTTGAAAAGGAGGAACCATGCTCCACGGCCACCACGGCCTGGCGCAATCTAGGGAAGGCATTACACCAATCGCAAAAAGCTTTCCACACCTCTGGATTAAACCGGAGTGTATGGGCTGCCGATGCAATTGCTGCAGTGCTGGTTTCCATTCCCGTACCGGAGCCGGTACCAGGTGCTGACTTTGTGATAGCGTAAGGACGCCATCGAGGATCAAAAGGCTTGAAGGTCGCAGGAATCTGTTTCCAGAATCTAGCGCCAAAGTCTAAATAATCCGCAAAGTTAACACTGGTCTTCATCGGTGAAGTAATAGATGAAAGGTTCACAGCGCCTGTGAAAGACAGAACTCGGTATAACCCGAACAATGTCAGCCAGAAGCGTGCGACCCTCACATCACCCTTTCGCAGCATCTTTCGATGTGCGATTGGGATCACACGAGGAAGTCCGGTTCCAGTTCGCGCGATTCGAGGACCACACGGAGTCATATCCGCCCGCGGTTCCTGACCAAGACTCTTTATCAGAGAAATGGAATGGGACTTTAGGTTGATTACGAGACCGCGTGACCCTTGAGCCACGTAAATGGATCGAACATAGCGAGCGAATCGTACAGATGCCAAGACCCACGACCGAGACAATCTCCCTAGCACTACTCTCCCCACCTTTCTTAGGAGTGGTGAGAGCAGGGCCTTGCTGGATTTTAGACCAGCATGCCAGGCTAGTTGAACTCCCAACTGTCTAGCTAGCGATTTCAACAAGGTTCTCGTAAAAGAATTTTGATTGAACATTGCTAAATAGATAGAATAGGGAATCCCCTTAGCGCTTCCGTTTCCAGACCTTTTACAGTCTGGGCGGCAGGCACCCCTCGGGGGATAGCGAGATTAATCGCGTGTGGTTACATGTCCTTACTCAAAACGCCATTAGGCGGGAGTCAAAATTGGACCTGTAATCTAGGCTGATTGGAGGCTACATCTTTCGATGTCGGACCACCAATCACCTCAGGCTCTAAGCCTGACCGGTTTTGCGTCGATCACAAGCCTTTCCATCGTCCCAACCGGACCCCGGAAAGAGTATGTATCGCGCCTATTCAAGGGCTGCACAAGGCCTAAACCTTATACAAATCCTTAAATCGTTGCAACACTCCTCTCTCCATTTCCCTTATGGTCGTAAGGAGCCGAACGTGCGGCCACTACTACCAAGTAGTGCCCACTGTAAGTTCCAATCCGACCGCCACTTACGTGGCCATGGGACTCCATATAATTTCTACATATGGACGGAGCTATTTTCCAGTAATGGAAAAGGGAGTCGTGTCCTCTCTCAGTAGACCTTGATAGTATCGAGGTTTGCCGTGAGATTCTATTCAGATGCAGGGGGTTAGACCCAACATCCGAACAGTCCGAAAGGGCTGTTCCGGAGCTGCTATTGCTAGCA